AGGCTTTCCCAAGCATCAGGCACCTTAACGATATCAGGAAGAAGACGAAACTCTGTCAGACAAAAGGTATTTAAAATCTTACCTTCCGCATCATACAGACAAATCCCGCCTCCTGCTAAGGAAATTTCTCCTTTGGGCACCCCCTTCTCTTCAGATAACTTATCAACAGATGACTCAATTTTTGCAATCAAATCCTCCGCCGACAGTCCCTCAAAGAACACCTTTGGGGGTCCAGGATTGAGTTCAATACCAACCAATAACTTCGTTATTTTTCGTTGCAAATGAGCTGTGTCAAGCGAGGTGTCACTATCATCGTAGACTAAATCTAACAACAAGCGACATACCTTGGTCAACTTTTTCACATTTTGCTCCAAAATTTCAACCTTGTGAAAGTTGTGATTCGAAATAACAGGTTTTTCTTGAACAGGCTCCATAAAACTTGGAGCACCATTGAAGGAAAAAGAAGTTCCTCCAACTGATGAGATTGGCTTATCTTGCTTCGCAGATGCCAAATAACCATCAAGATACATCAGAAAGAGCCCTAATTGAGCAGCCCTTTTACCGACCTTCTCGGTACTTGCTTTCACCTCAACCTTGTATGGTTGAGTACCGATGGAGTGCTTAATAGAAACACGCACACCAAAATGAGCTGTAAAAGAAGTAACTTTATAAGTAGGAATGGGTTCATCCCATTCTGTTGACAACGCCATAAGAAAAGACCCAGCGTTACTAATTTCAACAGTATTATAAGCTTGCAAAACCTTTTCAAACCCCCCGACACATCGGGTTGGGAGTGTATCATCTGCACTCCAAACTGGTTCAAACTTATCAATGAAGTTTCTACGTACATTTTTGCGAATAGTTCGCGCTCGATCAACGAGCTTGTTTGAGAAGGAAGTTCTTGATTCCATTAAGCTATGAGGAATAGCTGTAAACTTGTGACAGTATGTTTCTTGATCACTTGATCTCACCGAAGACTTATTGTCTATCGGTCCCCTAGATTGTGTCGCGACCCCAGTTGGAAGGAACGCCACCTTTAGTTGACCCACGTCAAGCACAGGGGCTCCTATCCAACGACCGTTGTTATCAAGATGTCGGCTAAGATCAGCAATCAAGGTTGCATACTTTTCCGAGAAGGCTAAGTTGTGAGCCAAGCCAGAAACTCGTTGTGTGCGTTCGCGATCGGAGAGACGCCCCCCTATATAAGCAAGGGCGAAAAACATTCTCTCCTCATTGTAGACAGGCACAAACCACTTTTTCCATTTTCCATTGGCAGCACCAAGGAAATGTATGGAGTAAGGATCCTTACTACAAAAGTAATCCTTTACACCCATACCAAAGAGCTTATAGGTCGTTTGCAACCTGTCGAAGTCAACAAATTCAGGAAAATCTGTTGCTCCTTGGATATCGTCACTGTAAATCCAGTTTTCGAATATCTTAGTCATGTGGTCATAGGAGGGAGTGACACCTATTTCCCGACAGACACGAAGATAGTGGTACATGAATATAAAAATATGTTGATAAGTATTGTCGGTAGACGTTACGAATCGACCACTCTTCGCAGCTATCGCTGTTACAACAATTTCGCCATTTGGGAGTAGCTCGAAAGCGAGCCCCTGATTCTCCTCCAACCATTGAAGGTCGTAGAGATTAGGATTGATAGGACATGTAAGAAATGCTGCTAGAGAACTAGCAGCGTCTCTACCAAACTCACCCGTGAGTGATATTAGAAGCTCATCATAATCAATAACCTCACCCATAAGACGTCGATTTCTCCACGCCTCCAGAAGTGGGCTAGCAAAAGACACTTTTTCTAACCAATTTGCCTCGAACAGGTATGTTTTTAGGAATTTCTTCCTAAGACGAAATGACACAGCATTCAATTTCTGAGCCACAGACTTGTCCCATTTCTCAACGTCGAATCGAAAGAACCAACGTTCAAGAGTGGGATCATGGTTTTTGTGTATAAGCGAACGTATGAACTTATCCCAACCACCTTCTTCCTTCTTGAAACCAAGAGCAGACCAAGTTTGTCCAGGAGTGGAGAGCATATACTCCTCCATCTCCTGAAAATAGACCTTTTCAAGGAGAAGATAGTCAAGTGGAGGATTCCTAAACAAGCGAATCTTGTTATTAAGAATTTC